TCTTGTGTATCACCGAATATTGTTGAACCACTTGAGAATAATGTAGTCATATTAGTTACTGTATTATTTATAATATAATTATTTGCTATTATATCACCACTTGCACTTATATTTCCATCTACAATTAAACTAGCATCATCTGTTGGATCAGTACCGATTCCAACATTTGAAGAACCACTTAACCGTAAAGGTGTGGCTGAACCCGTTCCATCCTGAACTTCATTACTGTCTATTTGTAATAATCTTTGAAAATTACTGGATATTACCTTACTTGTTAAATCGGCCATTTAAGTTCTCCATTATTAAAATAAATTTATGGGGTAGATTCTCATAAATAAATATTGTTTTTTTATAGTTTTGCATTGTTTAATTATCTCACTCTTCCTTTAATATTTTGATTTGAATTTTTAAGTTCGAACACTGTTGGTGTTGATGTTAATGGTGGTCTTATTATACCACCTTCTTCAGCATTTTCGAAATTATACAAATAACCATAACCAATTGAACCAGCGGCACTTTGATCAAATGCACCTGACACACCATTATCAGAATTATCATCTATATCTATATTAGCATCCCAAGCATATGTAAAAGTTGGTTCAGGTAATTCATCATCAACACCAGCATCTGAATGATAATCAGTGTCTTGTGATATTGTTATATGTCCAATTGAACGAACACCTTCGACACCCATTAATTCATATTCTAATTGACTTTTAAAAATTGGTTGATTGAATTGCATTTTTTCAATTTTAAAATATTCTTTTATTTTTTGTATACATTTTAATTTTACTTGTTGTTTATCAGCATATTTTTCAGCAACAACATCAAAAAATACACCAAAGTTTACAATATATCCATCATAAATTGCAATAGTATCAGTTAACAATTTAAAATTATTTAAATAGTTTTTTATATTTACCAATAATGTAGATGGAACATTATCACTAACATTTTTCCATGTTATCATTGGATTTCCAACTAAATTTTTGTTATCATCATAAGCAAGAATATATATATTTATTGCTGATAATGCAATTGCAGGTAATTCATTAAAGTTATTTAAATTATCTAGTGCACCTTCCACAGCACCTTGAGAATTAATATAATTATTATATGAAGTTATTGTTTGTCCAGTTGTAATATCATGTGTAGATCCGTTATCAGCCCAACCTTCAGAATTATATTGTAATAATAAATTCTGATAAGTAGAAAAATCATCTTTCATTGAAGTGAATAAACTAACCAATTGATTAAAGTAGCTTGTAAAATTGGTAGTATCACCAGCTATTGCTTCAGTATCTCTTGCAACATATACTTTAGCTATATTACCATACTTTGATGGTAGATTCATAATTCTTGCCTCGTAGTCTTCTTTCGTTACACATCTGTTTTGTGTTGTAAAAAAAGCTTTAGTATTTTCTCTAATCTCATCAATACTTTCATCATCTTTACCACCAACAGCTGGGGTTGGATTTGAAGGAGTTAAATCAGTTATAGTAACTCCATTATTACTTAAGACAGTTCCCTGTGAAACTGTGTCTAGACTATTAGCTGGAATATTTGATTCTACCCCTCCTCCTATACGATAGGTAATTGTTAAAGTAGTATGTGCTGGTGTTTCTCCAAGTGTTGAATATTCATCACCGAGAAGTGGATCTATAGCAGAATTTAAATCATTTGATTGACCAGGAACTACAATACCAACTTGTTCCAAATCTATATAGTCACCATCAATTAAATTTCCATCTTTTAATATACCATTTCCAAATACTAACGAGGTTGTATTGTCTATATTTGTTTCACGGGTAAATCTTTTTGATGTTTTTATATATTCAAGAGAATATGGAACAGGTAAATCCTCTGTTTGTTGTGTTATTAAATTTTGATAAGCACTTGTTCTACCCTCCTCCGTATAATGTGTTGAGACTGGAACTTTATCTTGAGCTAAAAAATCAACCTCATACCAATTATTTCCATTTGAATCGACACAAGATATAATGTCAACTACATTTGTCTCTGATAATGTTATTTTTTTAAACTTTTCTGGAGCATCAATTGTAAATGTTGATATATTTTCTCGTCCACTAACAGCTTTAACTGTTCTATGTAAGGTATATCCTGATACTAAACCAGTTGTAGAGTCTACTGCAGATGGATTGTTGGTATCAAGTGCACTTTGTGATATTTGAAAATCTACTACATCTAATGTTTCAAAAATCGCAGTATTATTACCTCCTGTAACTCTCATACCTTTTTGAAATATACCACCACTTGAATAATCTACCTTTGAAGTATCACCAGCCATAACATCTAAATTTTGAGAAAAAGTTACATCAACATATGCTGGAACAATTGGTTTAACTTTATAACCAAACATTTTAGCCATATTCATAATGTTTCTTCTTTCTTCAGCTAGTGGTAACATCATTTCTTTATACTGTTGATCTATATAAAATGATAATACATCTCCAACATACGCATTCATTTCAATTAACATCATACCGGGTGATGTTTCATTGAAATCACGATAACTATCTGGAAAATAAGATTTAGCATATTCCATCAATGAATTTTTTAATGATGCAAAATCTTTATTTAAATATTTTACATTTGATTCTTTAAAGTTCTGATTACCATAACTTGGCATATTTTATCTCCATATTAATATCCACCACCTCCACCTCCACTTGTGGATGTGTTTATACTGTCATTTATATTACTAAAAAAGTTTACTGTAACTGAATCTAAAGTATTAGGATCTTGTTTTATATTAAATGTTATCCTAACTCTAATTTCATTATTAGAAATTTGTTGGTTATTTTCATTTGTAAAAATTTCAATATTTTTAACTTCAACAAATGGTAACCAAATTTGAAATGTATCTAAAATAGAATCCTGTATTGCAATTAATCCTTCATCGTTTATTGGATCAAACAACATTCTTTTTAAATTTAAACCAAGCGTTGGTTGCATAAGTCTTTCACCTTGATTTGTACTTAATAAATTTTTTATATTATTTTTTACAGATTCAATTGTTGTTTTAGTAGAAGCAAACCAACCATCACCTAAATCATCTCTTCTAATTGGTAAATCAATTCCAACTTTGATATTAGAATCATTATCAACTATATAAGGTTTTCTTGATATATCTTTAACAGCCATTATAATAAATCCTCAATATCTTCTCTAAATAATTTAACTTGTGTAAATCGTCTTTGTCCATCTTCATTTTCTACATCAAATCCATCTTGTGAATCCGGATCTTCACCAATATAAACATAACCAGTCGATTCTAACCCACCGCCATCTTTTGCTATATCCAATGGAGGTAATGTAGCTCCAGCTTTACTTATTTGATTAACTGCTCTTTCGGTAGATACTTCAAGTGCATCAACATATGAATTAATAACAGTTCCAGCTCCTGGTACTAAAAGACCAATTAATTTTAAAGATTTAAATAATGGAGCTTTGTCTAACAACAAGGTATGTTTTTCAATATCAACAGATCTTTCTGGAGCTTTTATATCCTCAAGAACCACAGGAGCTTTTAATTGAGTTATACTAAAATCAGCTGCAGTTAAAAACTTAACTATAGCTTCTTTTGTATATTCAGCTTCTCTCTCTATATAAGAGCCAGGACTAGTATCCAAATCCTCAACACCATTGTCTTTAGCAGCCTTTACTTTAGCTTGTATTAAATCTGTTTTTAATCCCATAATTATTTTCCGTATTTTTGTTGTTGTTTTTGTTCAGCTTTTTTTAAAACTTCACTATAATCTTTATTGACAAATTGAGCCATTGGGTCATTTGATGGAACTTGTTGTGGTTGTTGATTCATCATATCACTATATTGTCTACCAACTAATTCATTCATTCTTTCAGTTGTAAACTCTCCCCCACCTAATGTTTTCCAATCCTCACCATTAGCTGTTTCATTTAACACATCATTTAAAACTTTATTAGATGTAAACTGACTGTTTTGTGTTCGTTTTTTTGGTGTTAATGGTTTAGTTGGTTGAGTTGGTTTTTTTAATTCAGTTATTACTTCTTGAATTGCCATAGCAACTTCTTCTCTAACTATCTGTCTTATTGTTTTTTTCTTTTTCATAAATTACCTCTATTTAATTTGTTTCAATAAAATGTTTATTACTTAATATATTATCTATTGCTGATAAAACTTTTTGTTCACTTACCATAGGCATTGGTGACTGTGGTCCAAGTTGAGTCATTATTTTAATTTCTTTGAACAATGAAACTATATCTTTAAGAACAGTTTTTAATTCTTCACCTAATACCATTCCTTCCATTGTTTTAGTATTTGGATTACCAAGATTCACTTTATCTGATTCTATTATTAAATTTTTACCTGTTGAAATTGTTATATGTCTTTTAGCTCCAATATGTATATCTTTATATGATGACAAATAAGTATCATCTTTTTTTGAATTTATATAAATTCTATCTGAACTAGCCAATAATTGATTTTGATTTGTTAAATTACCATATCTGTATATTAATTCATTTGCATCTTGATTACCATTTACACTTGAAACTAACTTTGACATTAGTCTAGAAGAAGGTGTTTCATTTAATACAGTCATATCGGATGCCAATATAAATCCAGGAACGATTTCAATTTCTCTGTCACCTTCCTTACCTCCACCAGCAATATGTCTATTTGGATGTTTCATCTTATCAACATTTATAGCATAACCACCAAAATGTTGATTTAAAGTACCTTGTTTTGTAATAGCAATTAATGTACCATCAATAAAACTTTCTCGAGTCCAACTTGCTTGTCTTCCATTTGAAATATAAATATAAGGATTTATACTTCTACTTCCAACTCTTATACTATTTCCATGTCTCCCCTCTAACATTATATCACCATGAGTTTCACCATAAACATTAGTGTCGTCTAACTGTTGATTATAATTTTTTTCTAACCGATGAAAATCTTTCTTTCTAAAGTTTAATGATTGTCCCTGTATTAATCTGTTATTTTGTTCTAATGTATTAGGATGGTTAGTCATAGGTATTTCACTTTTTAATAAATGATCTTCATTAAAGTTTACATGATTATCTGAATTTAATGGACCTAAATAATATTGAACTCCACCAATAGTACAAAGTAAAACAGGATCTCCTTTTGCTGGAACTTCGAAAATACCTCTGAACAAGGGATAATATCTATCTTTATGACTCATTTGATTTTTTCTTTGTTTTGTTCCTGATCCTCGAATATGTGATATAGCCATTATCGAATTTACTTCAGTATGTGAATTATTCGATTTTAAGTGAGCTTTTGATGTAACTGTTTCTACACACATACCAGGTACAAATTGTAAATAAAATGGAGTATTAACCTCACCAAATGGTATGTTAGATTTTAAATTTTTTGTTGTAGTAAATACTGAACCCATTTAACTCTCCGAAAATCCTTTTGAAATTGTTTTGTCTTTTATTGTTTCAAGTCTTTGGCTTTCTTTTTCCAAATCGGCCACAGTATCTTGAAGTGTTCCCATTAACTCTTCTTTTTCTGCATCACTTAATAACATTGATTCATCTGATTCACCACTTGATTTACTTATAATTCTTTGAAGAACACCAGCTAATTTAACAAGGTGTTCATCGTTTTTAACAGCAGTATCCATATATTCTTTGATGATTGGAGCAACCATTACCACATCATCTATGGTTGTAATGAATCCATGTATCTCTGATATTAACAAATCTATTTGAACTTTACGCTTTGTAGTATTTTCATAAATATCTTTAGTTAAATCTTGAAAGGTTTTACCCTCAAATATTTCATTTTTTTCTGACATACAATCTCCTCTGAATGTACTTATTCATATATAAATATTAAATTTGTAAGAAATTGTTTAAAATAAAAAACCCACTACTAACAAAGTAATGGGTTTTTTTATTCTACACTATGATAATAATATCTTAAAAGAAAGAACCTGAATTGTCTACCATAATTGTTCCTGTTGTATGATATTTATTTATCAGTTTTTTATAATGCTTTTTCAAAACATTAACAACTGATGTAATATGAGCGGTTTCAACATTTGTCATTTCTCTAATAAGAATATAAATAGCTTTTTTATTAAAATTTTCTATTTCATCTCTTTGTTTTATTAAATCGATAATAGCATATCCGATTTTTAAATCTCTTTCTTTTTTAAAAATGGTATTTAAATTTTTATCAAAATATTCAATCATTTCAATTGTAAATGAATCAAAATCATTCTCATCAAAAATCATATTTTTTTCTTTATTTAACACTTCAATAGTATCATGACTTTTTAGTTTCTTATAGTTGTTATTATTATGAAGAATCAAATAGTTTTTAGCCACAACAGAGAAATAACTAAATGCCTTTGAACCTTTTGTATGGTCGTATTTATGTATGTTCATTACCATAAAAGCTACTGTTTCGTGTTTTATATCAGTAAATCCATAATCAAAATAAGTAAACTTAAATGTATTGATTATATTTTCAGCCAACTTATCAAAAGCTTTATGTATTTCTTCTTGATATATTTTATTTCTTTTCGATTGTTGTGTTTGTTGATCTAATGCATTATATCTTACAATAGCTTCTTGAACATCTATTCCAAAATATGGTTTCTTCTTTGGTTTTCTTCCTGGTTTTTTCTTAATCTTTTTTATCGGCATCTGTTTTCTCCTCTTCAAATATCCCATCTAAAGATAATTGAATTTGTTTTAGTTGTTTAAAAAAGAAACCTGTTTCATCGTCAGCCTCATAATGTCCTCTAGTATCTACCTGTTTCATTTTATCTGTTGAGAATTTAATTACTTGTTGTATTTGTAAAATAAATTCTTCGTATTGTGTTATTCTTTTTAATGAATAATATAATAAGGTAGATGATACTATACCAATCAATATAAACAATACAAAAAATACCCACCACATATTATTTTCTCCTATTGTATACTGTTGTTATTATTAATAATGCTATTAATCCAGCTAAACCTTTTTCACCAACACCACTAATTAGATTACTAATTGTATCGATAATACCAAATGGGTCGTTGAATAATAATCCACAAACTACAGCAAATACTAAAACATTTTTTAATACATCTGTAACATCTGTTAACCATTGATTTATTTTCTTAATCTGTTTTCTCATTATTTTCTCCTAGTTAGCAAACAACTCATCAAATTGTTTTTTGAGGTTCTCTACTTTTTCTTGTTCATTTCTTGTTTTTGGAACTTTTGTATTAACTGGTTGTTCTATTTTTCTATGCCATTCATCAAACTCAATATGAGTTGCCATCATATCAG